CTGGATGTCAACGACAGATCAGGGATTTGGAATCGGAAATTCAGGGACTTACCTCCCAACTTGCAGATAGAAATACTGAACATGAGAAGTTAGCTACCTTTCAAGAAAATTTAAAAACCACCTACGATGAGTTATCTTCTAGGAAAGATACGATAAATTATAATAATTTCATGTATGGATTACTCAAAGATGGTGGAGTTAAGACTCACATAATCAAAAAATATCTTCCATTAATCAATCAGCAGGTAAATAGATACTTGCAGATAATGGATTTCTATACCAATTTTACTTTGGATGAGGAGTTTACTGAAACTATTCAGTCTCCTATTCATGAGGATTTTTCTTATGCTTCTTTTTCTGAAGGTGAGAAAATGAGAATTGACCTAGCACTCTTGTTTACTTGGAGAGAAGTTGCTAGAATGAAAAACTCTGTCAATACTAATCTATTAATCTTGGATGAAATATTTGACAGTTCATTAGATGAGATGGGAACAGAATACTTTACCAAGATTATCCGTTTTGTGATTAAGGATGCCAATGTATTTGTCATCTCTCATAAGACTGGTATGGAGGATAAGTTTGCGAACCATATCAAATTTGAAAAAGTTAAAGGATTTAGTAGGATTGCATCATGAAAGTATTAGTTACTGGACACAAAGGGTTTATTGGAAGTTATGTTTTTAACTATCTAAGACATGAATTGAATTATGGTTATCTTGTTGATGGAATAGACTTTCCTGATGACATAGGAGACTGGAAAGGGCCAGAGGGTATGTTTGCTCGTCATTATGATGTTATCATCCATCTAGCGGCATTTGCTGCCCTTAGAGATAGCATTGAGAACCCAGAGAAGTTCTGGGAGAATAACGTAGAAAAGTCTAAACCAATCTTTAATTATTGTAGAGAGAATAATGTCAGACTACTCTATGCTAGTTCAGCAGGAGCACATGGATGGTGGATGAATCCTTATGCTATTACTAAGAAGGTGAATGAAGTTCAAGCACCTCCTAACAGTGTAGGAATGAGATTCTTTAATGTATGGGCAGAGGAAGGTAGTAGAACGGATATGCTTTATAGAATGCTTCAGGATGATACTGCAAAGTATCTTACAAGGCATAAGAGGGACTGGATCCATGTTGAGGATGTATCAAGAGCAATTGCATACCTTATTACTAGCACTTATCTTGGACCTATCGATATAGGTACAGGTCAGGAAACTTCTGTATTGGATTTGGCAAGAGCAATGGGTAAAGGAAATTTGCCTATTAAAGAGGATACACCAGGAGAACCAGACAGTTTATGTGCTGACACAACGGCCTTGCGTGATTTGGGATGGTTCCCTACAATAAATATTATGGATCGGGTTAAGGAAATTTACAATGACAGAACAATGCAAGCAGATAGGAAATAACCCTGCTGTTCTAAACGAACCTGATGGTCAGGACAAGTATACCGTATGTCATGGTATGGGTACTGATGAATCAGAAGCATGGGGTGAGAAGGATGAAAGTTCCTAATTGGCAGCATCACAGCAGAAAGGATGCCAAACGAAAACTGAAACCACAAGCACTACGATCTGCAAGAGAAAAGCGTAGACACTTGATAAACCGTCTATCTGTGAAGAAACAGGGGCGGTTTTCGTGTATTATACATATATCGAACAAAAACACAGATGGCAGTTCAGCAAGAAATCAAGTCACAACTAGCAAAGTTGCTTGCTACTGAGGATATCGTAGTAGAGCACAAGCACGTTGAGACAGCACAATTCAATGTTCAGACTCGTGTCTTGATCCTTCCATTATGGGAGAAAGCAAGTAACCATGTATATGATATGCTTGTTGGTCATGAGGTAGGACATGCACTCTTTACACCTAATGAGGATCCACCAAAGGGTATTCCTCATCAGTTTCTAAACGTATGTGAGGATGCTCGTATTGAAAAATTGATGAAGAGAAAGTATTTGGGTATTGCCAAATCATTCTTTAAGGGTTATAGTGAACTTCACGAGCAAGATCTCTTTGAGATAGATGGTAAAGATATTTCTAATTTTAATCTTGCTGATCGGGCTAATCTATATTTCAAGATTGGTTCGTTCCATGACATTTCTTTTTCAGCTCCTGAAGCGGAGATTATCTCTTTAATTTACAATGCCGAGACCTTTACTGACACCATCGCAGCAGCAGAAGCGTTATATAGTTACTGCAAGCAAGAGGCGAAACAGAAAACCCAAGAACTTCCGACAGAGAATCAAGAGGGTTTGGGGGAAGATTTGGTCGATGAACAGCCTACAGGTGATAATACAGGCACTAGGGATCTTGATGCTGATAACACTGGCAATATTGATTCTTCCATTTCTGACTCTAATACTGATGCTGATGTGGAAAGTGGGGTCGGTGATACTAATAGTCCTTCTAGGAGGAGCACTCCTGATGCTCCTGTAGGACCAGAAGTTCAGACAGCAGATGCATTAATGGGTAAGTTGAAGGATCTTGTTGGTAATGATTATTCATCTGAAAATGTTTATGTAGAGATCCCAGAAGTTAATTTAGGCAGTGTTATTGTATCTAATAAAGAAATTCATGAGATCTGTTCTAATCATTTTATTGAATCTGAAATAAGATATGATGAGCATGTAAAAACAAGAGATGAAGTTCCTGAAGATCTGAAATATCTCTACCCTGATACAACCTTTGAACTACCTGATACTGAGTATGTTAAATTTAAACGAGATGCCCAGAAAGAGGTTTCTTACCTTGTTAAAGAGTTTGAGTGCAGGAAGTCTGCTAGTGCTTATGCTCGTGCTGCTACTTCTAGAACTGGGGTTTTAGATACAAGAAATCTTCATACTTATAAGTTTAATGAGGATCTATTCAAGAAAGTAACCGTTCTTCCTGATGGTAAGAATCATGGATTGATCTTTATATTAGATTGGTCTGGTTCTATGTGTTATGTTCTTCAAGATACCTTGAAGCAACTTTATAATCTAATGTGGTTCTGTAAGAAAGTTCAGATTCCTTTTGATGTATATGCATTTAGTAGTGAGTTTAGAAACCATAATGATTCCCAATATACAAGAGATAGGTATGATAGATTAACAGAAAATAAGGATCAGCATTGTGATAGAAAGGAAGGATTCCTTCATGTAACTAGTGATTTTAATTTGTTACACTTCTTTACTAGTGAAACAAATGCTAAGACACTAGAAGATCAAATGATCAATATATGGAGAACTGCTTATGCTTTTAGGAATCGCACTTGTTATCAACATCCACATGCATTATGTCTTTCAGGAACTCCTTTAAATGAATCATTAGTTTCTCTTCATCAGATCATTCCACAATTCCAGAAGAATAATAATGTTGAAAAGGTTCAATGTATTATTCTTACAGATGGGGAAGGATCACAGCTTCCTTATAATATTATGGTAAAACGTGATTATTGTGGTGAGGATAGTGAACCATATCTAGGATGTAGGAATTGTCATTCAGACCGTTCCTTCCTAAGAGATCGTAAACTTGGTAAAACATATAAACTTCCTGGTGGATATTATAAATTTACTGATGCCATCTTAAATAATCTTCAAGATAGATTCCCTTCTACTAATTTTATTGGTATTAGAGTTCTTGAGAGTCGTGATGCGAAATGGTTTATTAGACAATATCATGGTGAAGATGCTAAGATACTAAGTGATTGGAAAAAAAGAAGAAGTTTCACTATTACCAATTCTGGTTATGATGCATACTTTGGTATTTCTTCCACTGCTCTTGCACAAGATGCGGAGTTTGATGTTGATGAAGGTGCAACAAAGGCAAAGATTAAATCTGCTTTTGTAAAATCCCTTAAAACCAAGAAGTTAAATAAAAAAGTTCTTGGTGAATTTATTGAACTGGTGGCTTAATTATGGCAATCTATGATGACGTAAAGATCACTATCAACCTTAATGAGTTGGTAGAGATCAGAGCAAAACTCTTAACTCAGTATGAAAACTATGCTAGTAAGATAAACAAAGGTGAGTATCTTGATGAGAATGATGTGGATAGAATCGCATCTGGACTGAGAGATACTTTAACTTGGGATACCTTATACAGTATGGTTGATGAGGCAGTTCTAGAATACCTAGATCTGAATGAAACTCATTATGGTGAGAGAACTATTGAATCCCTTGATGTAACATTGGAGAAGGAAAAGAAAGAAAGGGAAAAGGAGTTTAAGAAGAACTTTGAGATGGTGAAGTTGGAATCATCATCATGGACTATTGATGTACCAATGAGGAAAAACAAATGACCAAAGAATATATTAAAGACATCCCTAATTGGGAGAAATCCTACCTTGATGCTATGAAGGGCAATCTATCTAAACAGCAGATAGAACTTCTTGAGGGTAGGGACATAAAGGCAAATGAGGGAATGGTTTATGGTCAGATGTATGCTGATTGGAAGAGAAGGAGTTGGGATGAATGAGGATGAATAAAGAGAGTAAATTAGTTTTTGCATTAGAGCACATTGCCCACCTTCATGATTTGATTGAGGGTAATTATTGGGAAGATTATTTGCGAAACAATTTAGATAGTCTAGAATATGTACTTGAAGCCCAATTAGATGAGGAAATAATACGAAAACAAAATAGGCATTAAGAAAATCTTAAATGAGTAAATAATTATTCCCTTCTAAAAATGACCACCCCATATCCCAAACCAAGATGGGATCTTGAAAATGATGTACTACGACTGGAACAAATGATTATCCTTTACGAACAAGAGATAGCAGAGCTGACAAGCGAAAAGGAAGAATTAAAAGCTGAGATAACTTTTCTGCGGCAAAGATTAAAGTATTATAAGTCTGAAGTGGAAGAGAAAGAAGAATAAATATAAAAAAGTGTAATATAAGATGAAGACCTTTAAGGAATTCTGTTCTCAATTGGATGAGAGTAGTTTAAGTAGGATCAAATCTAAGTCTGATAAAGGTGGGATGGCAATCATCTCAGGAAGTCGTGATGGCAAATCAAAGAAAGAGAATAAGGCAAGAGCAAAGCAATTGGATAGGGATATAAAAGGTAAGGGACTTCCTGGTGCTACTAAGGTAACTGGAAGATGGACTGAGAAAGATGACGATACTGGTAAAGAAACCAAAGTCAAAGAACGTAGTCACGTTGTCACTTCTGGTAAGAAGGGAAAGAGGGCATTTAAGAAAGATATTAAAGCACTAGGTAAGAAGTATGGTCAGGATGCAGTGTTGACACAAACGAAAAAAACTGGTACACTATCAGCAACGAGAAAAGGTGGATTAGGAAAGAAACCCAAGAATAAGAGACCTCCAGGTTCAACTAAAAATGTTAGTGTAGGAAAGATGAGACCAGGTAGATCTTCTGAAGAAGGTGATACTAAAATTAAAAACAAGACCTTTACTTACGAAAAATGACAAACAAACCTTATGATGATTCAAATTGGAGAGAGGAGTATAAGGGTTATACCTCTAGCAGGTATGAACTAGATCTTCTTGAGAATGGACCAAAGAGTCTTTCTCAGTCATGGATGATGGGTGCATTGCATAATAAATGGAAGAAGATGAAAGGTTATCGTGAGCCAGAGCCACCTGATGTATCATCATCTTTAGGAGAGTTTTTTGATAAGCAGAAGTCAATTAAATAAGTGTCCACTAAGGGTCTATATGACCCTTTTTTCATGTATGATACTTATATTGAAACGAATTACATCATGACCTTTGAGATTAAAATGACTCAGAATGAAATCGTTGATGGTTTAAGAGAAACATATGGTAAAGAGTTCACTGCTGCAGATGTGCGTGGATTCTGTGCTGCCAATGACATCGCTTACCAAACCGTCACCAAAAAAATTAAACAGTTTAGAGTAAAACCAGGTAAGTGGAATCTTGAAGTTACTACTAAGGCAGTGAAGAACATTGAAAAGTCATTCAGTGCTCCTGCTGCACAACCAGTTGTAGTGCAAAATTTGGTTCCACAAACAGATGAGACCTTTGTTAAGTTTGGACCGTTTAATGACTTAAAGAAAATAATACAGTCCAAACAGTTCTATCCTTCATTTATTACTGGACTATCAGGTAATGGTAAAACCTTTGGTGTAGAGCAAGCATGTGCTCAATTGAAGAGAGAACTTATTCGTGTAAACATTACTATTGAAACTGATGAAGACGATCTTATTGGTGGGTTTAGGCTTGTGGATGGGGCAACAGTTTGGCATAACGGACCTGTCATTGAAGCACTTGAACGAGGAGCAATCCTGTTACTCGATGAGGTTGACTTGGCTAGTAACAAAATCCTATGCCTCCAATCCATACTTGAAGGGAAAGGCGTGTTCCTCAAAAAAATCGGTAGAGTGGTCAGACCTAAGATAGGTTTTAATGTTATTGCAACTGCTAACACTAAGGGTAAAGGATCTGATGATGGTAGGTTCATAGGAACTAATGTT